AAGGTGAATATGTAGGATACCCGTCTGTATTCATGAGATTATCAATGTGTAATCTTACATGTAAAGGCTTCGCGTCCGCTGATTCTCCTCATGGTTGTGATAGCTTTATTTCTTGGAGTGTTAGGAACAAAATTACTAACGCAGATCTATTGCAGCACTTAGAGCAAGAAGGTTTTCAAGATCATTTATACAATGGCGCTATTTGGAAGATTACTGGTGGTGAGCCGTTAGTACAACAACCTGCCCTTCTTAGATTCTTGTCTCATATGGAAGTAGAGTGGGGTTGGTTACCTAGAATTGATTTTGAAACTAACGCTACGATTATGCCAGATAAAGAATGGGTTAGAGTAGGTGCAACATTTACTACTTCTCCTAAGCTTAGTAATAATGGAGACCC